CAAGACCAAATCATTTACAATATCAAACCCTGTAACAAAAAAATTATGGCGAGAACATTTAGAAGGTAAAGATCCTGCGTTAGGTATTGTGCCTATTACCAAAGAAAACAAATGTAAATGGGGGTGTATAGATATTGATACCTATCCATTTGATCACAAAAAATTTATACAAAAATTAAAACAAAAAAATATACCTATGATTGTGTGTCGATCAAAATCAGGTGGTGCACATGCATTTTTATTTACTAAAGACTTTGTACCTGCAACTGTAATGAGGGTAAAACTAAAATTAATTGCATCTACTATGGGTTTTGCTAGTGCAGAAATATTTCCTAAACAAGATTACATAAGAGTTGATAGAGGAGATACAGGTAGCTTTTTAAATTTACCTTATCATGCAAATGAAAGAACTGTTAGATATGCATACGGACTAGAGGGTAATGTTTTGAAACTAGAAGAATTTTTTAATGTGCATGATAAGGTATCATTAACTTTAGAAGAACTAAACGAACTAAAAATAGAAAGTGAAAAAGAAAAAACAGATTTGTTTAAAGGTATGCCTCCTTGTTTAGTTACATTATTAAGTGATGGTGTACCAGATGGTCAAAGAAATAACTGTATGTATAATGTTGGAGTGTATCTTAAAAAAAGATACCCTGACAAAGAAGAGTGGCAAAGTCATATGTTTACTTACAACAAACAATTTATGACCCCACCTTTAGATGCAACAGAGATTAATACCTTAATAGGCTCAATAGATAGTAAAGATTATAATTACAAATGCAAAGACGAACCAATACATAGTTTTTGTGATGCAAAAAAATGTGCATTAAAAGAATTTGGTGTAGGAGACAATGCACCCACTCCAGAGATAACTGAAATAAGAAAATATGATTCTGATCCACCAATATACTTTGCATCAATAGATGGTGAAAGTGTTGAAGTAGATGATGCAACACTACACGACCCAGAAAAATTCTCATTAGCTTGTATGAATCAAATAGGTAAACCAATGATGCCAGTGCCTAAACATATGTGGCGTAGGTTACTTATAAAATTATTTGCAAACTTAGAAACTATACCTGCACCAGAGTCATCTAAATTAGATGTGCAGCTAAAAGAAATACTAGCAGATTATATTAATAAAACTCCAGGTAAAGAACTAAAAGATGTTATGCGAGGTATTGCATTTACTGATACAGATGGTTTTACATATTTTAAATTCAAAGATTTTTGGAAGTTTTTATTAAAAACTAAATCTTGGGCAGAGAAAACTTATCCTAAACAAAAGACAATGCGTTTATTAGAATCTTTGTTTGAAGCAGAAGAAACATTACCTAAGATAGGTGTTAAAACTGTAAGACTATTAAAAATGCCTACAATAAAATTAGAAAGACCAAACCCTAGGACAACGAAAGTAGAAAAATCACCATGGCTATAGTAAAAAAGATAATGGGTCCACCAGGTACTGGTAAAACATATAGACTAGTAAATCACTATTTAAAAAAAGAATTAAGCGACTATACTACTGACCCTGAAAAAATAGTATATATCACATTTAGTAGAGCTGCAGCAGAAGAGGCATCAGAAAGAATTGCTGAGTTGTTTCCTAATAGTAAATTAAAATATATATCTACTATGCATGCCATGGGTATGAGAGAGTCTAATATAGATGCTAATACACAATTACTTACTGGTAAAAAATGGAATCGTTTTAAACAAGAATACTTAGAATGGCAAAACATATCTTTTGAAACTATTGTAGATGCAGCAGGTAATCCAAGATATCAAAATACACATTTACAAATAATACAATATGCAAGATCTAAATTAATTTCTATAGAAGATGCAGCTGTTGAGCTACAGAAACATCACGATATAGATGTAGACTCTACAATACAATTACAAACAGATTTAAAATCATTTAAGGATGGAACTAATATGGTTGAGTTCTATGATATGATTAATAAGTTTGTCGAGGAAGATCGGTGTCCTCCACTCGATGCTGTCTTCCTCGATGAAGCCCAAGACTTAAGTCCTCATCAATGGAAATGTTTTGATTATATAAAATCAAAATGTAAACGAGCATATATGGCTGGTGATGATGATCAAACCATCTATGGGTTTCAAGGTGCAGATCCTAATTATTTTATGAAACAAGAGGGTGAAAGAGATGATCAAGAAGTATCTCGTCGTGTGCCTAGAAGCGTGCATCGAGAAGCTGTTAAAATATTAAACCAACTTACAAGTAGGATAGATAAGAAGTGGATACCAAGAGATGCAGAGGGTATGGTTTATCCTAACCACACATTAGATGAGATAGATTTTTCTAAAGGACAATGGATGATATTAGCTAGAACTAATAAATTATTACAAAATATTTCAGAGCACTTTTATTTCTTAGGGGTAAGGTTTACAGGTAAAACAAATAAATATTTACCTAACTCTATACTAGAAGCCTATCAAGTTTGGACAAGATTAAATCAAGGAGCTTTTGTTTCTTCTGAAGAAGCTGAAAGACTATATAATTTTTTATTAGTAAAAAAAGGACATGTTCGTAGAGGTTATTCTGATGGTAAGACTATACAACGTGAGACAAGTGTTGACTTAGATAAATTAAAAAGTGAACACGGTTTACTAATAGATGGTGATTGGAAACAATTACATTTTCCAGAAGATACAAAAGAATATATGCAAACACTGTTAGAGAGAGGAGATACATTAATGGAAAAATCAAAGATACAATTACTAACTTTACATGGATCAAAAGGTAAGGAATGTGAAAATGTATGTATGTTTACGGATTATGGAACAGAGGGACAGGACGAATTTATTTATCGTAGTGCATATGAAAACCCAGATGCCGAACATAGATTGTTTTATGTAGGCACAACAAGAGCAAAAGAAAATTTATACGTAATGCAACCAACATCAGATTACTATTACACAATAGGAGGACCCATAGTATGACAAACAAAGAAATGTTTAAAGGAACAATATATAAATCTTTAGAAGAACAGGTAGGTGGAAAACACTATCAAAATATGCGTATTCAACCTGCAGAGTTTATCAATGAAAATAAACTCTTGTTTGCAGAGGGAAATGCTATAAAGTATATCTGTAGACATCAAAATAAAGGTAAAGCAAAAGATATTGAAAAGGCAATACATTATTTAGAGATGATATTGGAAAGAGATTATAGATAATGTTTGAAGCACAGACTGAGTGGATAAGTCCAGAATCTTTTCCTAATCTTAAAGATCATAAATACATAGCAATCGATTTAGAGACAAGAGACCCTAATTTAAAATCAAAGGGATCTGGTGCATTAATAGGTCAAGGTGAGATCGTAGGTATTGCTGTGGCTGTTGAAGGTTGGTCTGGATATTATTCTTTTGGTCACAAAGAGGGAAACTTTTTTGATGAAGCTGTTGTTATGCGATGGATAAAAGAAGTATGTGCATTACCAAATGTTAAACTGTTTCATAATGCAATGTATGATGTTTGTTGGCTAAGATCATACGGTGTGCAAATAAATGGTCACATTGTTGACACAATGGTTATGGCATCATTAGTAGATGAAAATAGATTATGGTATTCACTTAATAGTTTATCAATAGATTATCTTGGACAAGTAAAAGATGAAACAGCATTAAGAGCTGCGGCTGACAAAGCTGGTATAGATGCAAAGTCTGAGATGTGGAAACTACCTGCAATGTATGTAGGTTCTTATGCAGAGAAAGACGCAGAACTAACATTAGCCTTATTTAAAAAACTATCTGTTGAAATTAAAACACAAGATCTTACAAAAGTATTTGATTTAGAAACACAATTGTTTCCTTGTCTTATAGATATGAAGTTTAAGGGAGTACGCGTAGACGTTGAAGCAGCTCATAAACTGAAGCAACAATTAGCATCACAAGAAGAAAGCTTACTCCTAGAAGTAAAAAAAGAAACAGGCCTAGAACCTCAAATATGGGCTGCAAGAAGTATTGCCAAAGTTTTTGATAAACTAGATTTACCTTACGCAAGAACTGCAAAATCAAAAGCACCTTCCTTTACTAAAAATTTTCTTCAAGAACATAAACATCCCATTGTTAATAAGATAGCAAAAGCTAGAGAAATTAACAAAGCTCATACTACATTTATAGATACAATTATCAAGTACCAACATAAAGGTAGAATACATGCAGATATAAATCCTATCAGAGGTGATAGTGGAGGCACTGTAACCGGTAGATTTTCATATTCAAATCCTAACCTCCAACAAATACCAGCAAGAAATAAACAGCTAGGACCTATGATTAGATCATTGTTTATACCAGAAAATAATCATAAGTGGGGGTGTTTTGATTACTCACAGCAAGAACCAAGATTAGTTGTACATTACGCAGCTACAAAATTTAAAGGTGATGAGGAAGTTACAGAGATAGTAGAAAAATTTCAAAATAATACTGTAGACTTCCACCAAACTGTTGCAGATATGGCTAACATATCTAGAACACAAGCTAAAACAATTAACCTTGGATTGTTCTATGGTATGGGTAAAGCAAAACTACAAGCAGAATTAGGTCTGTCTACAAAAGAAGAAGCTACAAAACTATTTAATAAGTATCACGATAGTGTGCCATTTGTAAAAGATCTTATGGATTCAATATCAAGAGATGGATCTGCATTTGGTTATATAAAAACATTTGGTGGTAGAAAATGTAGATTTAATAAATGGGAGATAGCAGAATGGAACGCAGGTAAATTTACACCTCCTATGAGTAAACCAGATGCTGAAGCTGCATATTTTAAAAAATATCCAGAAGCTACAAAAGCAAATATAAGAAGAGCATTTACATACAAAGCATTGAATAAATTAATACAAGGATCGGCTGCAGATATGACTAAACAGTCTATGTTGGATTTATACCGAGAAGGTATTGTGCCACACATACAAATACATGATGAATTAGATATTTCTGTAGAGTCAGAAGATCAAGCAAAAAAAATTATTGAGATTATGGAAAACAGTGTTAAATTAAAAATCCCTAATAAAGTTGACTATGAGTCAGGAAATAATTGGGGGGAAATAAATGGATAATTATTATGGCTTACTTAAACGCAAATATACCTGTAGAATACGCACAAATTAGAAGGGAGTATTTATATGATCTTCAAAAAAATCATGGAGAAGTTGAAGATTGTATTATCTTTGGTATTAGCTGTATTACAGGTCGTGCTATTTTATGGCACGCTATTATGGAAAACGGTGCAATCTTTTATCGTTTGCCAATTACGGCTTTTATTCAACGTGGTTTTCAACCATCAGCTGTTCCCACTAAAAGACTTGATGAACTACAACTTTGGAATTCTTTTAGTTATTACCCTGCTGTTACTGATTATGATATTTTAAGTGGACAACACGGTAAGTATATAGGTAAGGATAAAAAATGGCATCACGGCAACTATCTCTTTACCATTGACTTTGCACATCCAGATAGTAATATACTAGACACGGAGCATTCCGAAATACCGCACGAACATAAGTGCGCTCACATAATTGCATTAGACGATGGCAATTTTGCAGCACAACCTAACAATAGAATTATATGGGATTTACCTTCTTTCACTGTGAAAGATAATATTCCTGATTGGAAGGTACAAACAAACGAGTGGAACGTAGAAGATTCTGGTAAATGGATAACAGAAGATACTGATAAATTTTTCTACGAAATAGAGGAGAAAAAAAATGATTAAAGCGTTTATAAGAAAATGGATTTTAAGGCCAATTAAAAGAATTAAAGATAAATTTTTTAAATAACATGGCTAAGTGTAATAAATGTAACCATGATTGTCATTGTGTTATGGAATTACACTCTGATAAATATAGTATATGCGCTTGTGAACATTGTGAATGTGTAAGAGATGAAGATAAAACATGGGAAAACGAGGTCGAATACGACAAATGATAGGAGACAAAATGAATTATTATTTTACAGGAATATTAATTATTCTATTATGTCTCATAGCATGGGTGGGTCCAGCTTATCCAGGTTCGACACAGACAAATACATCTGGTTCTAACACAGCAATTGAAGGTGGATATACATCTACCGCAACCACAACATATCAATCTGGATCTAGTTCTAACAGTACAACAAACAGTACAACAAATTCAAACATAAGATCAGCACCACCAAGTTCTAGTGCACCATCTTACAACTCTATGACACAAGACGTTTGCGCTGTGGGTGGATCTTTAGGTGTACAA